CTACTAAGGGTTAAAAAAAATTAGCATGGCAATAATAAAAAACGATAAAGACTTCTCAACCATACAGATAAGAAAAGATATACATTTTGTATTCGGTAATCTTGAATCTGATGGTAGCAAGATGGAAAAAATTAAGAAATCATTGAAAGCTTTTAATGCTTTCTTTGAAGTGTTAGGACAGGAAAGACCAGTAGTTGTGATGGATTGGAAGAAAGGGGGTAAGGGGGATTGGGTTTTATCTGATGATTACAGGGTTGTACAGATACTTAACAGGACAGAGAATAAAAGAGATAACCAATATAATGAAGCTGTAATCAGAACATGTGTTGGTACATTTGCAGTAAACGCTAAAACCTTCTTTGATACTGACTTTGATTTACATCCTGACAGATACAGGATTTCTAATAAGAATAAACAGAATTATGAAAGAGTTATTAGTAGAAAAGAAACCACTGCTAATGAAAAGTTATTCGCAAGTAAAGTTGCAAGAGGACAGAAACCGGAAGATGCTTATATGCAAACTTTCAAAACCGATAACAGATTATATGCAAAGGATATGTCAAAGGTTCTGTTAAGACAAGAAAGGGTTCATTCAACAGTATCCTCAGAAGTAGAATCAATCATGGAAGATGAAGGTGTGTCTAAAAGATACATCGTCCAAAAATACAAAGAATTGATTGATGATGGGTTGTTGGATATGAAAAATTGTTCTGGTTCTGTCAGAGCTGCATTGAAAGACCTTGCAGATATGTCAGCAATGATGCCTTCAAAACAAACCCAATCTGCTTCAACAAGAGGTGTGTTTGAAATAGAAGATGAGCATTTGCTCCAGATAGAACAAAGAGAAGCAGACGCTTCTCAGCTAAAAGAAAGGAACGATGATTTTGATGATCTAAATATGATTGAGCATGATGATATTGAAGTTGAAGAAGAATATAATGAAGTATTAAGTGAAACTGGTAAAAGTTTACTACAATGATATATGATATTGATACAACTTCTGAAGACAAGGTATATGAGTTAATGTCCTTGCAAATTCCATGTCATGTTAATATGGTCATGTTTAATGTTGGTGATAATATTATTCTTCATTTTTTAATTGGGCTTAACTAATGCCAGCAATACATGTAGGGAATGTTTCCAAAAAGGAAAAAATATTACAGTTGGCATTGAAAAGTCCAATACATTTCGGACAATTATTTCTGCCAAAAGACGTTCCTGTACATACCACATCTGCCTTCCATTATGAGATGTCTTATATTGTTGACGATAAAGCATGTTTGAAGCCTACTATTTTCATGATACCGAGGGGTCATGCCAAGACAAAGATTACTCAAGCTTCCATCCTGAAAGATATATGCGGGTTTCAGTTTGATGAATATGCAACAAAGCCTCATTTTATTGTATGGGTTGCTCAGAACAAAACTCAATCAATGAGAAATGTTAATTTTATAATGAGCAATATTGAAGGTAATGAAAAGATAAAGTATTATTTTGGTAACCTAAAAGGAACTGGTAAATGGAATCAGGAAGAGCTTGACTTTAAAAATAGATCATCTCTTATATGTCGTGCTGGTCTTCATGGTATAAGGGGGTTGCTTAAAGATGAATTAAGACCTAATAGATTTATACTTGATGACTTTGAATATGAGGGCAATACAAAAACTCAACATTCGAGAGATGCAAATGCTACTACTGTAACTTCTGTTATACTTCCCGCTCTTGATCCTGAAATGGGAAGATTGCAAATAAATCAAACACCTGTTCATTACGATTCTTTTGTAATGAGAATCTATGACAACTTTATAGAGCATGTTAAAGATAAGGGAACTCCCGAAGGGTTTGAATGGATTATCTATAAAAGACAGACGACAATAGAGAATCCTCTCTGGCCTGAATATTTTGATAAGCAAAAATTAATAACAAGAAAGGCTCAGTTAGTACAAGCTAATAGATTACATACCTGGTTTCAAGAGTATGAAATGAGGATTACGACAGATGAAACGTCCTTGTTTGGTGCTAAGGTTATCAGTTATTGGGATGGTGAGTTAAAGTTTGAAGGATCAAGTACGTATTTGAAAGTAACAATGATAAATCATAGACAGGTTAATATAGAAATACCTGTTCTTTTGTTTGGTGGTTGTGACCCGGCTTCTGATATTGAAACAAGATCATCTTCTGATATAGCTATGATTGTAATAGCTGTTGATCCAATAGATAGAATATTTGTTATTGAATATCTGGTTAAAAAAGGAATGCCTGATATTGCACTTGATAGCGATAAGTCTAAAATGGGAACATCTAACCAAATACTGCATAGGGCATTAAGGTATAAAACAAGAAGATTTGGAGTAGAGAAAACAGCATTATCGTCAGGTGTATTTAATTCTATTGCCAAGCTGAAAGAAGAAGATAAAAAGTATAATGGAATAGTAGTTACGCCATTAAGTCATAAGGGGGAAAGAAAGATTGATAGAATTTATAATGGCTTGATAGGTCATATGAATCAGAAAAAGGTTTTCATAAAGCCAGATCATGGTAGACTTGAAAAAGAAATAGAAACATTTGGAGAATATGCCAAGTACATTGACTTGTTAGATGCTCTTGAAATGGCTAAAAGAGTTTCATATAAGCCAGCAAAATCAGAAAAGGTTAAACCAAAACCAAAGATACCAATGGATGAATGGGAAAAAAGGTATGCTCAACCACAGAATAATTCACATAACTGGAAAACGGTATAATGAATACTATATCTAAAAAAGCACAGCAAATAAAGAGACTTTACAACAATGTAAAAACGTCTCAACGCCAGAAATGGCAAGAGTCATCTGAGATAGCTTATAACTTTTCTATTGGCAATCAGTTAACAGCAGAAGAAAAGAAGATACTTGAAGAAAAAAGGATGCCTACTTTCATCATTAATAAAATGACTCCGCAAATAGAGTTGATGAAGTATTTTTTAACTTCAAGGAATCCAAGATGGCAGGCTGTTGGAGTTGATGAAGCCGATGCGGAACAAGCAGAGATTCATGCAAAGATGGCTCAATATGTATATCAGATAAGTAGCGGACAAACAGTTCTTTCATCTGTTGTTAGCGATGCTCTTATGAAGTCTATTGGATATGTAAAAGTAGGAATAGACCCTGATATGGATGATGGTATGGGTGAAGTTATTATTGAATCTGAAGACCCATGGAATGTAATTGTTGATCCTCATTCTCGTGATCCTTTTTTCAGAGATGCTTCTTATATAATGATATTCAAAGACATGTCTATTGAAAGGGCATTGATTGAGTTTCCGCAATTCTCAGAGCAAGATTTAATGAAGATGGCTGATAATGACAGGGATCATCCTTTGTACGACTGGGATTCTCCTGTTCCTTCTCATTCTTTTGCCGTTGAGGATTCTTATGATAGGGAAGGCGAACATAATCAATTTATTAAGTATTATGAATTGTATGAAAGAAAAAGAATACCTTATGTTTCTGTATATGTAAAGATAGATAATGAAGTACAGAAATATGTAATGTCTAAGAAGTCATGGGATATTATTGTTAAACAAGAACGCGATCTTCCAGAAGACCAAAGACCCATTACCAGCAACGTAATTGAAGTGCTTGACTTTTTCAAAAAGAAAGTTTACAAAACAGAATGTCTTGGATACAAGATAACAGATGAAGATGTTGAAATGCCCGGTGAGAATTATCCTATTATTCCACTTTGTTACAGACATCTTGGCAATCCATACCCAATGTCTGTTTCAATGGACTTGGCTGGAAAGCAGGAAGAGATTAATAAATCTCACCAGATAATGATTCATCATGCTAATCTTTCTTCTGTTCCAAGATGGTTGTCGGAAGAAGGACAGATTACAGAAGTTGATGAATTTGAAAAGAAATCTTCTACTCCTGGAGCTGTTCTTACATATAATCCGGCAACAGATGGTTCTGCTCCGCAGCCAATACAGCCACTTCCTTTGAATAATGCGTTTTATCAGATAACAAGAGATGGTGTTCATGACATGGAATATATCTCTGGTATGTCTCACTATATGATGGGACAGGGTGAGAGGTCTGGAAGAGAGCCTTATCGTGGATTGCTTGCACAGGATGATTTTGGTACAAGGCGAGTCAGGGGATTTGCTACCAATGTATTGAATGAGTTTATGGGTATTCTTGGTGTTGTCATTGATGATTTTGCAAAGGCTTTGTATCAAACTGAAAAGATTATCAACGTTGCACATCCAGATGATCCTGAATTGATTGAAAGTTTCCTTGTTAATCCAGTAAGCGAAGAAGATGTTCATAAGTTTCAGAGTGAAAAGAGTACAAAGTATAACATTATGTTTGT